TACAACCATCAGGACAATCAATTGATATGATCCTAAACTCAATAGAGACCAAGGTTAAAATGATTGACAGGATGGCACACCTAGGCAGTGTAAGGGCCGTTGAACAACGTCAGGGCAGTGGTATAAGATTACAGAGCGAGATGCTACAATTGGATTCTAGGCTTTCAGAAAAATCTAAACACCTACAATTGGCTGAAGAACAGATCTGGAGATTGTTCGCACAATGGCAGAACATCAACTGGGATGGTGAAGTCAAATATCCAAACGTGTTCAACATCAGAGACAGGAACTACGAGATGGACATCTTGAAGAAGGCCGCTGATTCAAAACCAGAAGATCCTAGGGTCAAGCAGATGATTGACCAAAAGTTAGTTGAAGTTATTGAGACTGACGAAGACAAAGTGGCTGACTTTGAAAACCAGCCGCAACTACAGACACAACTGACACATCCACCAATGACCAACGTCAATGATATGTTAGCACATCTAAAAGAAATGATTCAACAAGGTTACACCACTGAACAGATCAAACAACTACATCCAGAACTAGAACAACTATTTGGACAGGAGCAAGATGGCGACATACAAGGGCAGACGAGTAACACTCAATAGACCATTCAGGACGCCAGGCGCCTCCAAGAAGCGGGCGGTGTATGTGCGTAACCAGAAGACTGGCAAGGTCAATATAGTCAGGTTTGGCCAACCAGGTATGACCATCAAGAAAAACAATCCAGCAAGGAAGAAATCATTCCTGGCAAGATTCAGACCCATACTACGGGCGGTGAAGGGACAGAAGAGCCTGTCACCAGCCTACTGGAGCATCAGACAATGGAGGTAGATCAGGATGGCAGGTGTAAAGAAGGCCAAGGGCCAACAAAGCATTCACACGAAATACTACCGCAATGGGCAGGAATGGAAGCCAGCGAAGGTGATAGCACGGAAAATGTTTGGCAATGGCTACAAAGAATATATGGCCGCACAAAGCGTCCAGACAGGAGAACTATACAGGAACCACCACGGTAGGATAGCACCGTGGCACTCAATACAATTCACAAGCATTGAACCAGAAGAACTGAAATGACACTAGCAACAATTTACAGACAACCAGTAGAGACCGCGAGACACGAACAACTCAAAGTGGTTTGTATGAACTACTTCAAGGCAATGGAGAAACTTATGGAGCGACCCAGCAGGCGTTATGCTGAACAGGCCCGTAAGGCAACCATAAAGATGAAAAAGATAGCACACAATCGCGGACTAGAATTGTTGGAGTTATATGCTCCATCAAAAAACGAAGGTAAGGAGCCAATAAATGTTAGACACAAACACAGGTAGATCATTATTGACAAATGTAATTCCTTCCAAAAGGAGAAAGAAAATGGCAGGCGGAAGAAGAAAACCTAAAATGTCAAAGAAAACTACTGGTCGTAAAAAAGGTGGCCGTAGGAAGTAAAGACATTGAGAAATGGATCGCAGGACAGGTTGCTAAAGTTCATAAAGAAACTGGAACAGCAATCTGTCCTTTTGCGAAAAGAGTATTACAAGATAAGACGATACAGATCACTCCTGCGAAAGACGATGTGCTGGATCAGGTTAATCAGTATTGTGATCTTTTTAGCACTTTTAATCTGGATATTGTCATCATCTTTTTCAATCACAAGATAACAGAAAAGAAATTATCTAACCTGTGTGCCAAGGCACACAAACAGAATCCCAACCACGCCATACTCTATGACCATCCTGACAACAATGGCCTACACAAGGGCGTCCAGTTCAGTTTCCAAAAAGCACCACTATTATTCATACAGGACCTAAATAAGTTGAAAGATGCCCAATCCAGATTATCAAAGACTGATTATTATCGCGTTTGGGGTCTTGATGTTGATAGCGATATGTTCTATTAGCATCTAAATAAATAACAATAACGACGTTATCCAGCGTTGAAAACAAATGGAGGAACACAGCAATGAGTGATGAAACATTGGAAGTCAATAAGGAACAGACTACTGCGCCTGTAACAGAAGACTCTAAAAACCAAGATCCAACGCAGGGAACTGACAATCAACCAGTTTATACGAAAGAGCAGTTCAATGCCGCAATGAAGTCAGCCAGATTACAAGGCGAACAATCAGTGGCAAAGAAATTTTCTAACGTAGATGTTGAGCACTACAACTCTTTAATCCAAAAAGAAGAGCAATCTAAACTTGAGGAACAGAAGAGAAAGGGTGAGTTTGAACAGATATTGAAGGCACAGTCTGAAAAGGCACAGGCCAAGATATCTACGCTTACTGATGAATTGACCAAGATAAAGGTTGATGGGGCATTGTTGAATGCGGCAAGCAAACACAAGGCTGTCAATCCTGAACAAGTTGTTCAACTTGTAAGGAATCAGGTCAAGATGTCAGAGACAGGCCAAGTGGAGATCGTAGATCCAAAATCAGGAAACACGAGATACACGGAAGCAGGTGAGCCGTTGGATGTTGAGAACGCAGTATCAGATTGGTTGAAAGCCAATCCACATTTCGTTCAAGCAGGACCAACAGGTTCAGGGGCAACTTCAAATCAAAACCCAGAAGGTGTGAAACAAGTTGATTTAGACAAACTTGACCTTACAAAGGCCAAGGACAGGGAGATCTACAAACAACACAGGGCCAAATTGTTTGGTTCTAACACTTTGTAGGTTTCTTTAACAACAACTATAAAGGAGACATACGATGGGTGTATCATCTATGACAGAAGCAGGTTTATCTTCAAGCGATTCGTCTTTATTAACGAACGTATTGAGAGAAGCCATTTTTACAGCATCAGAGAAATCAATCGCTGGTTCTGTATATAACGTGTATGATATGACTGCGACTCCAGGTTTAACGGTTCAAATACCAGTTTATCCTGAAGCGACAGCATTCGCACCAACACAAGCACAAGACATTGACGGCGAAGCAATTACAACGACGAACGAAACAATCACAGCATCAGAGATTGGTGCTAGAATTGACGTTTCAGACTTGTTAGCAGAATCAACTGCTAGAAATATGGCATCAGACGTGGGTGTTATGCTTGGAAACGCAATCGCGGAAAAAATTGACACTGACGCATTTTCACTTTTCACAAGTGTGACTGCTGGTGTTGGTGACAACGCGGCTGACTTAACTTCAGATGATGTTTTATCTGCGGTTTATACGCTACGTAACGCTAACGCACCAACAGATGCGGACGGTGATTACTACGCGGTAGTTCATCCAGGACAAGCCTTAAGACTTACTAAAGCATTAGTAGGTGCTGGTTTCAATAGTTCAAACGGAAACGCTTTATCAAACACTGGTAATGCGTTAATTTCTAGTTCAGCATATGTTGGCAGATTATTCAACGTGAAGATCTTCCAATCAACTGCTCTTGGAAATGATTCTGTTGCTACTGACACTGAAGGTTGTTTATTTTCGCCAATCGCTTTTGGACACATCTTAAAGAGACCAATCAGAGTTGAGACTCAAAGAGATGCTTCAGCAAGAACAACGGAATACGTTGCGACTACTGCCAGAGGTAACGCGATCTTAAAAAACAACTACGCGGTTAGATTAAAAGGAGCGAAGAGCATATAATTTGTTCTGACCTCTCTCTAGTTAAGGCGGGTCTCCTATGGATTGTGGAGGCTCGCCTTTTCTATTTCCACTAAATATTGTTGTGATTGGAAGGACCAATCACCTTAAACATAAGGAAGGACCTTTAAATGGCGACATTCGCGACAGACACAGACCTTTTAGAATACGAACCAGACATCCAGAAATACGGAATCGCTGAATTTGATTCAGATCACGAGAAGACCTATGATGACATCATAAGATTGTTGAACATCCGTTGGTTTCCAAAAGCACAACACGGACAGGTTGATATCAGTGTGATTGGCACATCAAATCAGAGATTGAGTCCGTCTATGCTGACTGCTTCGCAGTTCAAGAGAGCGGCTGTGTATCACGTGTTGGCCTACTACATCTACCCTAAACTTTCAAAATTTGAAGAAGAGATTGACGTGTTTGAAAGAAAGATGAACTACTACAAACAGAAGTTTGAAGAAGAGTTTGATCTTATCTTGAGGTTGGGTGTGGAGTATGATCTAGATTCATCAGGAGATATATCAGAAGCAGAGAGACAGCCTTTCCATTTCAATAGATTGGTCAGGTAATGTCAGCAAGAGAAGATATAGCCAAAAACATACAAGCACAATTACAGAATATGACGGACCCTGCTGTGGGGTCAGTGAGCAGAGAATTCTTTGACGTCCAGAAACTGGCGATCACACAATTCCCAGCGGTTTTGATAACGACCGCAGACGAGACACGTGAAGACTTCACGATGGGTGAGCGACAGGGTGTGATAAGATATAACCTACGTTGCTACGTTAGGGGCACACAGATTGACACGTTGAGGAATGAAATAGTAGAGAGAATAGAAGAAACGCTAGAAGTCAGCAGAGACAGGGACCTGACATTGGCGGCAACCAACATACACAACGTCACGACGACGGTGGCGGGTGTTGAAGTCGTTGAAAGGGAATTGCCACTTGGAGAAGTGGTGGTCCAGGTTGATGTGACCTACAGATACAAAAAAGGAGTCCTATAATGAAACACATAAAGAAGATATGGAAATGGATTAGGGAGAAATTGAAATGGCAGTAAAATTATACAAAGACAAGAATTCAAAGATGGTGCGTGGATTAGAAGTCCAAGCACATTTGGATACAGGTTGGACCGTTGAACCTGTAAAACAACAACCAAGAAAAACAAAAACCATCTTACCAAAATTAAAACTTGAGGTAGGCGAGGTCAAAGTTGTTTCAAAAACAGATCTTTCAGGTCCAGAAGATCTAAACAATAAGGAGTAATACAATGCCAGCAAATACAGGTGTTTATACAGGTGAGAGTGGAGTCATCAAGTTCGTTGAGAACAATGACGGCACGGTAGCCGCGGTAGCCAGTGTTAGATCCTTCAGTGTTGATAGAGAAGTTCAAACAATTGAAACTACATCTATGGGAAGCACTAACAGATCTTATACGGCAGGCCTCGCTCAATTTTCAGGTTCAGTAGATGTGTATCTACGAGACGACGAAACTGACGGGGGCGGACAAATCAACTTTTTACAATACGTTGAGAGTCCAAGCACAATCGGAAGGATTGAATTGTATCCATCAGGCGAATCTACAGGTATCAAACTTGTGGGTGACGTAGTGGTTACAGGTCATTCAATCACTTCAAACTTCGACGGAGCAGTTGAGGCATCAATTTCTTTTCAAGGAACAGGTGCGTTGACAAGAACTGTCATAAGTTAATGATTAATGTTACTCTAACCCCTTCTGCGAAAGTCACAGGCAAGAAAGTGCGTGACGAAGTGAGAAAAGAACTGCAAGGCTTTTCAACAGCATTGTTGTCAAATCTCGTTTCTGAAACACCGATTGACAAAGGCAGAGCTCGAAGGGGTTGGGTAGCAAGACAAGGCAAAGACAAAGTCAAGTTGGTCAATAGAGTCCCTTATATTGAATCACTTGAACGAAATAGAAGTAAGCAAACACAGGGACAAGGAATAATAAAACCTGCCGTGAGCAGAACTCAAGCAGGTAGAAAAAGGAGAGTAAGATAAGATGAGTAAGACGTTAGAAAAGATAGCAAATCACTACCAGAAAGCGATTGCTGGTGATTTGGAGAAAGTAGAAGTCCCAGAATGGGATATGGAGATCTATTGCAAGAGAACATATCCATTCAAAGACGAAGCCAAAGTGATTGAATTACAGTCACAAGGCAAAACGGTGGAGGCACTGGTAGAAAGCCTGATCGTGAAAGCATTAGACAAAGATGGTAAAAGAATCTTCTTCGATGCTGACAGGGTCAATTTGATGAATGAAGCAGATCCAAGCGTGATAGTTAGGGTGGCAGGTATCATCAACAACATAGGTCTTAGACAGCCAGTGAAAGCAGTCGTAAAGGAATCGAGTCCAACCCAGAGCTAACGTTCCTTATGATGTTGGCGGACAGGTTAAAAAGACCAGTCCAAGAGATTATGGAACTTTCTGTGTTGGAATTGGACCTCTGGGCCGCATGGCTCAGAAAAGAAGCGGATGCTACCAACAAGCAGGCGCGAAAGAATAAGATGAGGAGACGCTAGTGGCGACGAAACAAAGGGTCGATATAGATGTAGTTGTAAAGAATCAACAACGTATTGACAAATTAGAAGCATCACTTGGCAGAACGGCCAAAGGTGCAAGTTCGTTAGGTAACGCGGCAAGGGTGGCCGCAGGAGCCATAGCGGCTATCGGAGTAGGAAAAGGTATCTCTAGTCTAATCAGAGTTGGACAAGAAGTTGAAAACTTAGGACTACGATTCAAGTTCTTGTTTGGATCAGCGGAAGAAGGTGCAAGAGCATTTGACACGTTGAATGAATTCGCAGGCAGAGTGCCTTTCAGTCTAGAACAGATATCAGCCGCATCAGGTAACCTAGCAGTCGTTGCCAAAGACGCAACAGAATTAAATGACATCTTAGAAATCACAGCCAACGTTGCAACGGTGTCAGGTCTTGATTTTAGAACAGCGGGTGAGCAAATACAGAGAGCGTTCTCAGGTGGTATAGCATCAGCAGACATCTTCAGAGAAAGAGGTGTTAGAAGTTTATTAGGTTTCAAAGAAGGTGCCACAGTCACAGCAGAAGAAACAAGGGCGGCATTCGCCAAAGTGTTTGGTAAGGGTGGAGAGTTTGGAAACGCGGCCAACGAGTTCGCAGACACGTTCACAGGAACACTATCAATGCTTGGTGACAAACTTAGAAGGTTCCAAGAAGACGCATCTGAATCATTCTTCGAAGAGCTAAAAGTTCAATTGGGAGATCTGAATGAATTCTTCGACGAGAACGCAGTCACAATAGAAGAGTTCGCAGAAACAGTCGGTGCGGCACTGGCAGTGGCAGTGGCAAAAGCGGCACACGCCTTGAAAATATTAAAAGACAACGCAGACCTAGTGGCGGCGGCGTTTGGATTCTTAATAGGAATGAAGATTGGCGCAATGTTCTTGAGCATAGCGGCATCTATAAGAACAGCGACAATAGCCATGAGGGCATTCAATCTTGCCGCAATGGTCAATCCATTCATATTGTTAGCCACAGGTGTGGCGGCCGCGATAGTGGCATTCAAACAGTTTGGTGGCGAGATAGAGAAGGGCACTGATGGATTAGACGACTACATAGGCAACGTTGACATAGCAACAGGTGAAACAATAAAATTAGAAGAAGCAACAACTGATTTGACCCAGAAACACAGAGATGCTTTCAGAGTGTTACAGAACATCAACGCCCAATACAAAGATTACAGGACCATCTTACCAGAAGTAACTAACAGGGAAAAAGGCATAGCCAAAGCCATCGAGGCCAACATAATCAACTACGATAACCTTAAGAATGCCAACAGAAGTTTTGTGGACAGCATCCTACAACTTGGTGAGACAGAGACAGACAAGATTGTGAGGATAGAGGCAGAAAGACAAAAAAGATTAGAAGAACTATACAACAAAGATGCAATCAGCAAAAAAGAATTTGAAGATCTTAAAACAAGGATCATAAAAGATGCTGATAGACAAAGACAAAATTTAGAAAAACAAGCAGAGACCAAACGTCAGCAACAGTTCAATACAG